ATATCAATCCTTGCTGCTGTGTGATATTCATCTCCATCCCAAGCTTGAAAACCTACCTCTCCAAGTGTCCATCCATCAGAAGGTACGCTTGTTGAGTTTGCTTTTCTAAAATAAATAAATTCATTATTATTGGTGTTTCTGTTATTAGAAAGAAATACACCATTTGATACCTGACCATCTCCTGCTGTTATTTCTAATTCACCTGCTGGACTTGCTGTGCCGATACCAACCCTATTATTACCAGCATCAACATAAAACATATTAGCGTTACCACTTGATTCTATCCGTAAATCATTATCTCCACCACCTTCATTAAAAACAGTTATAGCATTGCCAATATCTACTTGATTTTCATTGCCAGCATAAATAATAACATTATCATTTAACATTCTAATTCTTGTATCTGTATCGCCTGTGTGCTTTATGTTTTCTGCAATAAAGACATCACTTGTAAATGTAGCACTCGGGGTAGACGTATCAACTGTAAATACAGCAGTACCATCATTCTGTGATACTTCAAACGCATTTGCATCATCAGCGGCTGATGGTATTACCTCTACTTTGTTTGTCGCTAATTTTAATCCAAAGACAGTTCCATTATCACCGTCTTTTATAGTAACTAGAGTATTTCCATTGCCACCACCATCAGTATCGGTATGCAATAATTGTTCGTAACTACTTGCTATTGTTTGTCCGTTTAAGCTTGCCATAATTTTTTATCCTGTGTGTTCTTCCCACTTAACATTGTCTTCTTCCCAGTTAAGTTGAGTGATATTCCAAATAACATCATATATTGACTTTAAAAAGTTTAATTGTGTTCTTCTCCAAGTAATCATTATTCTTTTAACGCTACCATATTACTAGCTGTTGTGCCGCTTTGATACACTTGAGTTATTTGTATAGGTAGTATCTGACCACTTGCTACGTTACTAAAAGTTATACCACTTCCGCTTGTTCCCATGTTTACCTTTACATTGCCACCTGTGCCTACGTACAAAGCGTTATGGCTAAGTGAACCATGATTGCCACTACTTATATCTATTGCAACAGCAGTCCCGTAAACCATATCCGCTAAAGAGGCCTGAGCTGCTTCTGTTGCCGTTTTAATATCGTTAGTATCGGAATCTATAGTAGTAAGTAAAGCTTCATTGGCCGCATGGTCTACGTTAGCTGCTGTCAAAAGAACTTCAATAGCTGCCATATCGGTTTTTATAGCATTTGTGTCAGCATCAATGCCTGTTAATAATACTTCATTAGCAGCGTGGTCAACATTCGCAGCTGTTAGCAATACTTCTATAGCTGCTAAATCTGTAACTGCTGGGTCGTCAGATGCTAACGTAACTCTTTGTACTCCACCTGCTACTGCTCCGGCCCCACCAACAAAATCTGTTCCTGCTATGTTGGCGTTTACATTTAAATAGTTTCCGTCCACTGCATTGTCTAGTAATTGCAACGCGGTAATTATTGTAGCTTGATTTGCTGCCGTAGCTCCACCTGAAGGTAAAGCAGACGATACAATATCTACTTGAGTATGACCCGCTGCATCTACTAAAGGAACGGTACTTGTACCAGACCCATCGGCTGCTGTATTAGCGTATATGGTTACGCTATCATTCGCTTTGTCTAAAGCTACGTCTATTGCAACGTCACCACCTTCTGTCGTTAGCGTAACATTATCGACATCAACTTTTAACGCATCCTCACCTGAGTTCAATACTTTATTTAAAAGTTCATCGGTTTGATATTTTCTTACATCTGCCATAATAAAATCCTATAATTAAGTAAAGTCAGCCATCATTATACGTCTGTCTCCACCTGTTTTATCTCTTTTTTGCATACCGTTTCTTTTTACAGCTTCGCTATACTTTGCTTCGTGTACGCTTGCTAAATTTAAATTTACCCCTGCCGAACCTGCGTCTGCTGTTTGCCCTGCCCTGTCTTGGTATAATCGAGCTTTTACATAATCAACAATCGCTGTATGAAATACGTTGTCAACATCCGGTGTATCTGTAATTGCTGTAACCGCATTGGGTTCAGCGTAATAATGTATTAAAAGTCCGTTAGTAACAGACTCGTTTATTGGTTTATACTGCCCATACTTTTTATTATAAGAGCCAGTTAATTCGCCCTTAACAGTAACAACTGCAAGATGATTACCTTTGATAAACCAAGCAATAAAATTTTGTGGGTGATTGTATGTACTTGCCATTAGTCTATATCCATTGTTGGTATTTCGCCAGAAAGTAAACGAGGTATTTTTACATATACATCGTCAGAATCTAAAAAATCTACTCTAAAAACTTTGTTTATTTCTACGCCTGCATTGGTGTCGCTAAGGGTATACCACTGCTGGTCTGCAACGGTATTTGCTTTTGCGTATTCTACTTTCGTATTATACTTACCCATTTCTACCATTGCCTCATTAATAAGGTTCATAATATATTTTTCTGGTGCGTCAGGAAATACTTGCCTGACTCTTGAGATAATTTCTTTTACCGTTAAACTATGTACAGCCATTAATCAGAATCCTTTCCTAATAAACCAACCTGTTTGTATGTTCGGGTTTCATTTTCCCAATTAATTGTTACGCTTTTCCAGCTACCCGGTAGCATCCAATCTGTAGATGTATCTAGCACAACCCCATTCCAAGATGGTGATGTATTTAATGCCACTGATGTCCAAGAAGGCGATGTGTTTAGAGTTACAGAAGACCAAGATGGAGATGTGTTCAGCGTTGTTAGCGTCCATGATGGAGAAGTGTTTAATGTCACTAAAGTTTTAGCCATTAGTTACCACTCAATATCTGCAAACCTCTGTCGTAGTCTGCTTGTAATTTTGCTTGTTGTGATTGATACCAATTATATTCTGTAGAATCTACATTTAATCTTGTTTGAACCTCGTTTCCATAAGCTTGTGCTATGTTTAATTTAGATTGTATTTGCGACAAAAAAGCATTAGCTGTCGCTACATATCCTTGAGCGGTATTGACGAAACCAGAAGCAGTTCCTAAGTACCCCTGAGCAACTCCTCCATAGCCACTTGATGTTCCTAAGAATCCTTGGGCTACAGAAATTTGAGCTTGTACTTGATTGACTCTAGCTGAAACCTCGTTAGCGTACCCTTGCGCCTCGCCCAAACTACCTTGAGCTTCACTTAAAAATCCATTACCTGCATTTACGTGAGAAGAGGCCAACTCAACATCCTCTGCGGTATTAGCTGTTACAGCACTATCAAACTGTGTATTGGCCAGAGCAACAGCTGCGTTTACTCTATCTACAGCGGTATTTATAGCTGCTGTTGCTGTATCTATATCTGAATCAACTAACACCAATGCTTCATCTAACTCTGCATTTGACAAATCAACTTCCGCGTTCATTAAATCTACTTGTTCGTTTGCAAGTGCAATTTCAGCTGTGGCTTTGTCAACTTCTGCATTGGCTGAGGCTATTTCTGTGGCAGCGCTATCAGCTATGGTAAGTGTTTCATCTATTTCTGTATTAATAGCAGTTAAGGCAGTAGTAATATCTGAATTACCATGTATGTTAACCATAAGCTGATTCAATGCTTTTATAGCTCCATACAACGTCACTAGGTACTCATACTCATCTGGAAAGTTTGTAATCGTTGATATACCACTAGCATCCAACGGAGAAGATTGACTGTAAGTTGGTACAGAAACCATCAACCCATTACCGTTTGGAAAAATATTTATTTTGCCATCTTGTATGTAATATGCTGGGTCTGTAGTCGTAGCGTGTTCCATATCAGAAGAGTCTTGTATTCTACCTCTTTTATACGCAGGAACCTGTCTACATGGCTGGTCAATCGTACCGTCATTTCTTAAAACATAAAGTATTTTATGTCCTTCAGACGTTGTACTGCCATCCGTTACAGTAGTTTCTTCCGCCACTCTTTCCATAACTCTGCGTGGCATTGCGTTAATTACTTCATTAGCCCCTTCTGTTATGAATTGGTCTAGAGCAGCTTCATCACTAAACGAGCCGACTAAGTCTTGTATTTGTGCACTAAATGTTGCCATCTAATACTCCACCTTTTGATTTAATATCTTCGCCTATCGTTGTTTCCGTAAAATTTATTTGGTCTTTACGAATAGCGGTTGCAAAGTTTGTGTCCCTAACAATAACATTAGGAGTGTACATAGGCTGGCTTGCGCGCAGGCCACAAGACCTGCAATAAAACCAACCACCTTTATTATCAGCTTTACAATGCTGACACTTCACTAAGCACCACCGACAACTAACGTCATAATTCTATCACCAGCTAGTGTTGCGTGAGTAATAGAAATTATAGCATTATTTGTAGAATCCAATGATGCTACATAGTCTTTAATGTCGCGAGCCATAGTTCCAGCATCGCCAGTTTCATCTCCGGGGTTACCGGGATGAATAAAAACTTTTACTTTTACATTGCCATATGCAGCCATATTATTCCTCTTTTAACTTTAATTCTTTGGATATTCGGGGCTAACCCTTTGTACGATTAGCCCCACAGAAATCCAATCTGTTACCCTTATGATTTCAGGTTATGAAGTAGTAATTGCGTCATCAATACCGGACATAGCTTCTGCTACGTACTCACCACCAGTGAACATAACATTAATGTAATCACCTTTTTGTGCTGAAGTACCAACAATTACATTAGATACCTGAGTACCTATTGTAGAGTTAGAAGCATTACCACCGGCATCTTTCATTACCAAGCTAATAATTGCACTACCAGCAGCGATTGTAATAGCGCCAGTTGGTGTCTCTTCTTCTACAATAAACTTGTAGTGACATCCATCAACGCCAGTTGATGCTGTTGGAAGTGTAATTTGATACGCACCATCACCAGAACTGAGCATGAAAACTTTTCCACTATCAGCTTCTACTAATGTACGTGCTACGGTAATCGGTTCTATCTTTTTTAGAAATCCGCCTTTACCACTATTCTTTTCTCTGGTTGCAGCTCTCATTATTCATTACCTCCTAGATTAAGGTGCTGTGTAAGCAGATTCAAAGTTAAACAAAGCGTGTGCTTCAGGAAGAGAAACTTCAAGACCGGCTTCTGTAAGAACCATGTCTTTACGTAAGTCTTCGTCTGCACTTTGTACGTTTGTCATAATATGAGTGTCTCTGTTTACGCCATTACCAACTAAAGGTCTGTAAGCTACTTGGTCAAGGTCAACAAGACACATGAATCCAGCAGCAAAGCCTCTGAATAATGGTTCTTTTACAAGAGTAAGGTCGCCATGAATGGTTTCAACTTTCATTACCTTGTGACCGTATACTCCTCTTTCCTGCGCCATCAATGGATGTGCAGCAGAGTATGCACTAGATAGGAATGTTGAAGAACTTGCCAACTTGTTAAAGAACGTAATAACTGGTAGCGAGCAAAGAGCTAGCTTTGCACCTGAACCACCGCGAGCAGGGTCAAATACAACTTCTAAGTCTGCAAGTAATGCGTCATAGGTAAACTGTGAATCATCTCTAGTTGAGAAATATCCTTTGTCTTCAGTATAAGATAACTGTGCGTTGTCTTTTACTTGAGACTGTGAATTTTTCACAATACTACCAACGATACCATCTGAATATCCGATACCATTAACACTACCACCTTGACCGAAAAGCATTGCTCTTTCGATATCTACTTTGTGCTCTCTTAATTTAAGATTCCAAATTCTATCGAACTCACTTGCGTATCCTCTGTAAACGGTAGCTCTTGCAGAATTAGTTAATTCACAAGAGGTCTTGAATATCTGAGTGTATCCAATACCGTTGTCGAGTTCACGAGAGAATGAATCAGGAGAACCTGAACCTTCTTCAAAAGCACTACCAATAACAGTACACTTCGTTTGGTCAGCGGCTGCTGTTGTCGAGCCAGTTGCCGCAGAAATTGTGCGACCTGTAAAGGTTGTTGCACTGCCAGTGTCTACTGGAGAGCTTTCAATACGTACAATAGCTGTCTCAGGCTCTTTGGTTGATGCGTTTGTTTCACCAACAGCAAATACCATACCTTTAATTAGGAAGTCTACTGACGCTTCGCCATCTGTTTCTACCGTGTAAGTAAGTGTACTTCCAGCAGCAGGAACAGTGTGAGCAGCTGCAAGCTGGAAACTTCTATCAGTCATATCAATCTTGTTTCTGTCTTTCAGCCACCTAAACTGTGGGTCGTCCGTTGGGACTTTGGCTACCTTGGATAAGTAAACAAAAAATGGTGATTCTTCTGGAGCGAGGTCTGCTACTCTATCACTAAAGTTAAACAGTCGTCTCGAAGGAATCGTACTATCGATTACCGCACCGGGGTCTCCAACCTTCAACGGATGAGGATTATTATATGTTGACATTATATAATTCCTTCCATTTGTTAGTTAATTAAAGTACGCTATTCCGACTTCCCGCTTTTACGATACCGTCCCAAATTTTACTTTCTTCAGTTTTAGGAGAGCTAGGTGCTCCGCCTTGAAGAACGCCAGCCGTTCTTGGCTGTTCTTGAGCTTGTCGTACAGCTTGAGCAGTCTCTGGGCCGTTTCCTTTATTCTTAACGTCCCGAAATAGCTTCACCAGATTTGATAACCCAACAGACTCTTTTGGTTGTGTAACAAATCCCATAAACTCTTTGACATCCGTGTCAGAAAATTTATAGGTATTACGCAATTCATTAACAGTATTGTTGTATGTTATCTCCTCTTGCATTTGTTGCTTTTGTTGCGCCATCGCATTGTCAACTACATCTTTGGCAAGCTGCATCTCTTGATTCAGCCTGAACTTGAAAGATGGTGACTCTGGATTATAATACGCATCCCAAGGGTTAAAATCTTCCGCTTTTAAACCGGGTTGATTGTTTTGCTGAGGTTCTGCTGGCCGATTCATATTTTCTTGTAAGACATTTACTAAATCAGGTCTGTTTTCTAAAAGCTCACCAAGTGGCTCTAGTCTACGAAGCTTATCGTTCTCAGCTTGTGATTTATCGTACATTGACTGAAACTTCTTTGCTTCTAATTCCCATTCATTTAGAGGAACCGTTTCGCTTTCAACACTTTGCTCTGGAGCAGAATAATCCACTTCGTCAACTGCGTCAACTTGTGGTTGTGTTTCTGCAACATTTGCTTCAGTATCGTAAGCAGCGTTGGTTTCTTCTCTTACTTCTGCTATGATGTCGTTGCCTTGATTTGCTAAACCATCAGCGGTTTGCATGGCCTCTGTCTGTGTATTGTCCATTGTATCTCCTTAATAGATGTCTCTATGCTTCTGGAGCAGAACTAGCGTCTTTTCTAACATTTGCTAATTTCTCCGCTTCGAGCTTCACCTTTGTTTGTAGATTGTTTAATTGAACTCTCCTATCAGCTTTGGCGTCTGAAGCGATATCTTGTAATCGAGATTTAAATTTCTCAACCTCGACACGTTTTCTATCGCTAACAGACTCCCTTTGGGCAGTCTGGAGGTCACCCTCCAAATTCTTTATTTGTTCTTCCATTGCCTGTATCTGTCTTTGCATCAATGCTCTTTCTTCAGTACGGCGCATAATACCTTCCTTGTCAAATATTTCTGGATTCTTTTTAAGCACTTCTTGCTTGTCTACGATACCCATACGGAACGCTTCCATATAGACACCAAGTTCGGCCCATTTATTTGTTGGCAATGTAGAACCGGGTTCAATGCGAATGTCATGCTGAGCTAAGTTATGTCTTTCTTTCTTAATGTCAAGAATAGTTCCAACATTATCATCGTACATATTAACTGTTGCCTCTGTTATGTCGTTATTCGCACTAATTAATCTAAAAATCTTTTTGTATGTATAATGTCCTTTGGACAAATTGTATAGCACTTGACCAAGGCGATTAATACTAAACTCAATATCTCTAAGTTTTGACTTGGGTCTTTCTGTTCCAAGTGCAATCATACGTTCTG